CATCGGCCAGAACAGACTGTTCCGTCTTCTTCAGGCTGACGGGTATCTCGGCAAGTCCGGTTCGAATCGCAACGTGCCGACACAGCGTGCGATGGATCTCGGCCTGTTCCGCATCAAGGAGACCACCGTCACCCATGCGGACGGGCACACCACGGTCAGCCGCACTCCGAAGGTCACGGGCAAGGGGCAGCGCTATTTCATCGACCGGTACTGGGGTCGCGCTCAGCCGTCGTTGGAAGCGGGTGCGTGATGAGCGTCAGTCAATTCGCGTGCCTATCGGGTCAGCTGCTGTGCGTGGTCGTGTTGCTTTGCGCGATTCTCTTGAAACTTCTGACCGTGGTCAAGGTGCTTCATGACATTCTCTGTGCGATTCGTTCAGCCCAGACGCAGATCGAACTTAGTTCCCTTGCGAGAAATCGTGGGGAATTTTGGACAAGGGCCAGGTCTTTGTTTTCCCGTGGCCGATGAACGGCTGCTGCCGCCAGGTGATCGTCACCGAAGCGCCTTCGGGAGGTGTGTAATGCAGGTACTTATGGCCATTTTCCTCGGTCTCCGATTCCTTCACCTTGATTCGCGCGTACACGCAGCCGCCAGTGGCGACAAGAGAGTTGAAGCCTTTCCGCCGTGATCCATAAGGGGTTTCGGGACTGTGGGTGGCCGTTGCATGCACGTCGGTGGCGGCTCCGTTGCCCACATTGACGATCTTGACCAGAAGGCACGGAGGATTTCCGTATCCGCATTCGACCACATAGGGCTGCCACTTCGGCCTACTTCGATATGCGAAGTTCCAAGCCATAGCTCCTCCGGTAAACAACGCGGTCAAGCCTTCCAAACCATAACTGATCCAATCCATAGTTCTTCTCCTAACTGTTCGGCCCGCACGTCGCAAATGCGGGATGACACCGATTTTAGGAGAGGGCCGGGCGGTTCTCCTAACGCCGCCCGGCATCACACACGCAAAGGAGGCGCGTGATGGGAAACCTCAGCATCGAGATTCCTGACGAGGAATGCGTCAAGTTATTCCGCTACGAGGATGGCGACGGTGTCGCGGCGTATCTTCTGTTGTTCCCGGAACACGACATGAAAGCGGTCAAGCCGCGTATCGATGCGCAGCTTGACCACGAGATGGCGATGTCAGTAAATGCGTCCGACGCTCTGTTTGGGGGCGTCGTCGATCGCCCACCACAGCGCGTTGGACGGGTTGATGTGGATGGTGTCCGAGCTGGTGCCCTTGACGGATCCTTTGACGGTAACGACCGTACCGTTCCTGGCCGCTTCCATCAGATCCTCCTCAAGGCTCGCTCGATCCTGTCCCTCGGCAAGCTTCACATGGACCGGTTCGCCGGTTCCGGCGCCGAGCGTGAGTCTGTCACTCATAATTCTTCTCCTAACTGTTCGGCCCGCACGTCGGAAATGCGGGGTGACACCGATTTTAGGAGAGGGCCGGGCGGTTCTCCTAACGCCGCCCGGCAATACACACGCAAAGGAGGCGCGTGATGGTCCCGCAATACGAGCTCAAGGACGCGAGCCGCATCCCGTTGAAGGACAGGCTTGCATGGACGATCCCGCAGGCCGCGAGCCTGTACGGGATCGACTACGACGGTCTGCGGCAGGCTGTCAACCAGGGCGACATAGACACGTTTCGTCCGCCAAGCAAACGAGGAACGCCTTCCCGCCGTCACATCAGGCGCGAGGAGATGGACCGATACGTCAAATCGTTGGAGGAGTAAGCATGAACGACATTCGCAAGGAGCTGTGATGACACTCAGGAGAATCGACGCGGAAACGCTGCTGACGCCACCCGCACCGCCGAGGGACACGGTGATCATGTTCGGCTTGACCGGCTATGCGATTCGCGTCACGGGCAAGGGAGCCAGCCTCATGGAGCTCGACGTCGACGGAGGCCACGAGCTGGCGAGCATCGGGAAAGACCAGGCAAGGACATTCATTCAAAGCATAGGAGGCGCAAGATGATCGACAACGACTATCGCATCGAGGACGGGTCCGAGAAGGGGAGGCCGAACTACACGCTGCGTCGTGTGAAGTTCGCGGCCGCCGTGGTCGGCCTGGTCGTGAGCGTGACGCTCATGCTCACCTGGCATGGCGGCGGCCTGACGGGCGCGCTTGTGGTTGAGGGCGTGTATCTGGCCACGGCCCTGTGGCTGACGGTCAGGTTCGCTCCGCGCGATGACGTGGATGGCGACGTCTGACCGTATCCGCCGGCGTACAAGGACGCGGACGGATGGCGGAGGCGTGTGTCCTTTCATCTCGCATTGCATTTCACTCTCACGTCTTCCGCCGTCCGCTGCGGGTTCGAATCCCGCCGCCGGCGCTTGGCCGGACCGTCAACGCCGCCCGCATCCCCGTTTCGTTCAGCTTTCCTGGGGTGTGGGAACGATGGGCGCGATTATTTGCTGTCATGGCGCCCAGCGGCCCGGCTCATATCAATCAATCTCATATCAATCAAGGTCAAGGGAGGAACCGATGAAGGAGATTCTGCCGCATTGGCGTTTCGGTCCGAACTCTCCGGTCAAGGACGTCGACGAGAAGAGGATGACGCGTGGCGACCGGGCGGTGGCGGAGGCGTGCCGTCGTGCGATGGAGAGCGAGACGTGGAAGGAGCTGGTGATCTTGGAATCGTTGGGCGTGCGCTTCACCGAACTGGTGGGCCGGTTCGTGTCCGAGGTCGCGTCTCCCGTGTTGGAGGCGATGCCTGGCGACGCTTTCCATCAGGGAGCGGCCGCGCAGTTGACGCACATGGTGAAGACCAGGGATGGTGGCGAGACCATCCGCATCATCAAGACTCTCGCCGTGAAAGGTAGGCTCTGATGGCTGGTGAGACGATCATCACGGTGGTGGGCAATCTGACCGCGGACCCGGAATTGAGGTCGACGAAGAACGGCAGGAGCGTGGCTGGTTTCACGATCGCGTCCACTCCGCGCACGTTCGACCGGCAGTCGAATCAGTGGGTCGACGGGGACGCGTTGTTCCTTCGTTGCACGGTGTGGGGTGATCTGGCCGAGCATTGCGCCAATAGTCTCGCCAAGGGCATGCGTGTGGTCGCCCAGGGCAGGCTTACGCAGCATTCGTGGGAGGACGAGCAGCATCAGAAGCGTTCCTCCGTGGAATTGCAGGTGGATGAGATCGGCCCTTCCCTGCGGTATGCGACGGCGCAGGTGGCCAAGGCGCAGCGGGGTACGGCTGGAGCGTATGGGAATCCGTACTCCGCTCCGGCCGGCTATACGGGCGGGGCGGCCGCTTCGTTGCCGCCGTCCGACCCGTGGGGCACCGACCAGGCCACGTCTTCCTCGTCGTTCGGCTCGTTCGGACAGCCTGCCGAACCGGAATTTTAGAAAACCAAAGGATGAATCATGGGCATCACGATAGAGAATCTGCAGGTCGACGACCTGCACGCCAATCCAAACAATCCACGCAAGCAGGTCGGCGACGTCGACGAACTGGCGTCGAGCATCCGAAGCCAGGGCATCAAACAGCCTTTATTGGTCACGCCGACAGGCGAGACGGACATCTACGGACACAAACAGTACCGCGTCGTCATCGGCCACCGCAGGCTCGCCGCGGCCAGACAGTCGGGACTCTCGACCGTGCCCGCGATCGTCGAGGAGATGGATGCACGCCGCGAACGCGAGATCATGCTCGTGGAGAACACGCAACGCAGCGACCTGACTCCGATAGAGGAGGCCGACGGCTACCAGGGGCTTCTCGATCTGGGCATGCACGTCAAGGAGATGGCCGAGAAGACGGGACGCAGCGACCGGTTCGTCCGCAGACGGTTGAAGATAGCCAGAATCCCGCAGGAGACGCGCGACATGTCCGCCGATTTCAGCCAACTGTCGCTCGACCAGTTGGACAAGCTAGCCGAATTCGAATCCGACCCGGACATGCAGCAGGAACTCGCCCGCGCCGACGACTTCGACTGGACCTACCAGCGGCTCTCCCAGGAACGCAGGAAGACCGCATGGCACGACAAGGCGCTGAAGGCGCTCGCCAAAGCCGGAATCAAAGTCGAAAGTCTCCCCGACGGAAAGAACTTCTGGAACTGGCATCCGCACGGCTACAAGGCCGCCCACTCGTTCTCCGACATCAACACGGACTTCTGGACCTCGTTCACCAGGGAATCCGACTGGCCGGAAGCCAGAGTGTACTCGTATGAATACTGGTTCTGCACATACACGCCCATACCAGCCGACGAACTCCAGAAAGACAAGGCCAAGACCGACAAGGACAATGCCATCAAGGCGCGAGGCAGGGAACTCAACCGACAGGCCCGCGAATTCGAAGCCATCGCCAAAGCCAACCGCACCGCATGGCTGAAAGCAAACCTCCGCACCCTCACTCACGAACACGCGGAAACGGGAATATGCCGGCTCGCGCTCGCGGACACTGTCGGCTGGAGGAGCGTGTTCCCGTACCAGTCATACAAGGGCGAGGACGTCATCAGGGAGCTGATCGCGTTCGGCTGGAGCCTGCCGATCACCGAGCATGACGACGAGCACTGGTCGCTGGAATGCAGGGAGAACCTCGACTCGATCCGCATGGTGCTGAAGGACAGGCCGCTTCGGATTCTCGATGTCCTGGCCGCCAGATGGGAGTCGAACATCGGCTGGAACTACTGGCGCTCGCGGCATGGCGTGGACGATATGTGTTGCTGGTACGACGTGCTGGAACGTATCGGATATCGGGTCAGCGAGGACGAGAGGAAGGCGCTCAAGGGCGCGATGGCCGAAAAGGAGCAGGAATCATGAGTATGAAAGCATTGGAGTGGGCCATGTACGACGTGCCCGCCGAAATGACCAAAGGATCGCTTCTCCGCATCCTCCTCGCGCTCGCCGACCATGCCGACACCGAAGGAAACGGCGCGTTCCCATCCCAGAAACGCCTATGCGCGCTCACCGGGTACAGCCGCCGCACCATCCAGCACGGACTCCACGACCTGGAGGCATCCGGACTGATTGTCAAAGGCGACCAGAGACTCACCGAACACTACGGACGCCACCGCCCGATCGTATGGAACCTCACCATGGAGGATTTCAGGGGCGTAAAAACTGCGCCCCTAAAAAAGAACGAATCCGAGGCGCAGCATACTACGCCTCAAAACAGCCAAGAGGCGCAATTAGGGGCGCAAAAAACAGCCGTTAGAGGCGCAATTAGGGGCGCAATACCACTACGCCCAAACCTATATAAGGAAGAAAGTTATATAGAACCTAGAGAGAGTAACGCGCGCGCGAGAAAACCAATCCCAATACCGGCCGACTGGAAACCCTCTGAAGAACACCAAGCGCTCGCCGACCGGCTCGGCATTGACTGCGACATCGAAGCCGACAAATTCCGCGACCGCGCACTCGACTCGGGAGCCCGCTCGGCCGACTGGAACGCGAAATACCGCAACTGGCTCGTCAAAGGCAAGGAACGCGGATTCGCCACACCAAAAGATTCCAACGCTCGCCGACGGTTCACGTGGGGCAGCGAAGAGGTCAAACGCGTGCTCGGCCCGATAGCCTGCGAAGGCACGGACGCGTACATGGAGCTCGCATGCAAGGTCGCCGACCTGCTCAACCAGGGCTTGGACCCGAACATGCTGCGCCGTCAGCTCGCAAACGTGCCCGGCAACGTATTGGCCGAACAATTGTTCGAACAGGAGGCGGCGGCATGAACGACATGACCATCGCACACATGGCCGCCATCCTCACATCGGCCATCCAAGCCGCCGACCGATTGGAACTCGACGCGCTCAAAAGCCCGGCGCTCGCCGATATGGACCTTGACCGCATCCGCGATATCAAACGCGACTGCTCGACCTGCATCAACCTGCTCGACCAGCTCGGAAGGGAGCGACGATGAGCGACCGGCAATTCCAGGAATCAAAACGCATCGCGCTCGCACGTCAGGGCTGGCATTGCCTGCGCTGCGGGACGAACATCCACGACCCGTCACTATGGCCTGGACGCAGTGGCCATCACCGGCAGTTGCGCCGTCGTGCCGATCCCGCCGTGCGTGACCTGCCGTGCAACATCGTCGAACTGTGCGGTTCCGGCACGACCGGCTGTCATGGTTGGGCGCACGCGCATCCGGCCGAGGCGGAACGGTTCGGCTACATCATCCCGAGCTGGCGGGATCCGCTCAGCGTGCCGATACGCGACTGGAACGGCGACTGGTGGTGGCTGCTGTCTGACGGCACGGCACAACGGCTCACGCAAATCGAGATCATCGAATGGCAAAGCGATTGGAAGGAACAATCATGAGGAAACAAGACAAAGACCTGAACGTGAAGCCGGAGGCGCTGCTCTGGCTCGATTTCGAAACGACCGGTACGGACAGGGATGGCAGTCTGCCGTTGGAGGTCGGCATGGAATGCACCGACGTGCTGGGCGAACATTCGTATGGATCCCTGCATCGCATCATCAGACCGGACTATCTCGACCTGTTGGACATGAGCCCGATAGTGTTCTCCATGCACACGGACAACGGCCTCCTGTTCGAACTGTCGAACGGTTCCGCCGGGAACGACTGCGTGGGAGCGGTCGCGAACGCCGTGGAGGAGTATCTCGAATCCCTGTCGCAACGCTTCACCTTGGTTCCGGCCGGAACGAACGTGGACTTCGACATCGACTTCCTGAAACGTCTCGACCTGAACCCGGACAGGTGGCTGTCCTACCGCAAGTTCGACCTGACCACGCTCCGCCGCTACCTCACGTTCCTGGACTGCCACGAAGACCCATACAAAAAGCATGCCGGCACGCACAGGGTGCGCGACTGCATCCGACGCGACATCAACGACTACATCCGATACCGCAAACTCCTGAAGGGAGCACGGTGATGACAACGAAGGGAAAAACCACGAAGACCGTATCCAAGGAGACACGACCGCGCAAATGGCGCAAACCAGTGCCATGCCCGACCTGCGGCAGCCGAAACATCAGATTCGACCCGTTTGCCCGGGCCATCAACCGGAAAACATCCGCCATACGACAGTTCTGGGCCTGCGTCTGCCAACACCACCACGCCATCCTCATCCTCACCCGCCACACCGACCTCAAGGAAGCCATCCGCGCATGGAACAAGGAAGCCACCAGACAAGGAAGGAAACACTCGAAATGAGAAAACGCAAACCACTCGCACTCGCCGGCATCACCATGTTCCTGCTCACACCGGTATTCCTCCTCGCGCTCGCGGGATGCGGGAGCACGCCTCACGAGCCGGAGGATTCGACCACGGAATCCGCCACCCGGTCGCAGTGCAGCTCAGACTCCAGCAAATTCCAGACGTGCACGGTCACGATGCCGGACACGAGGCGCGTCACCTGCGTCTTCTACAACGGCTATACCGAAGCGGCCATGTCCTGCGACTGGGCGCACGCTGACGGCGCGGACAAGGTGGAGGACTGATCATGGCCGTCACGAAACGCAAGGCGGAGATGGTCGTCACGTGGCACGAGCGCGGCGTCGACATCGAGACAACATGCAGGATGCTCGGCGTCACCCCGCAGGAGGCGAGCGCGATCATCCGTCAGCACGCCGCGGAGCGGGAGCGTCGGGAGCGGGCGGAGCGCATGCGCCCGAAATTCATCGAACCGCCCATGTTCTAGGCGCTTTTATACGCCTTTATATGCCCGTATACGTCTGCAGAAGGAGCGTAAAAATGGATCGGAACTGCCAGAACTGCGATAAGCCGGTCGAGGAGTCATGGACGTTGTGCAAGACGTGCCGGCGCGGGTACGCGCGGCTCCTGCACCGGCTGCGCGTCAACCTGTACCGGCTCCAGTCGGTCGCGCGCCGAGAATACCGTCTCACGGAGCCCGGCAACGGAGGCAGGCCACAGGGAGGCGACGCGCCCGCACCTGTCGACCTGCACGCCGTCGACCTGCTCGACCAGACCGAGCAGGCCATCGAACAGGCATGCGCGGACGCGGGAACATGGCTCGGCAGGTGGCAATGGCTCACAAAACGAGCGCCAGTCATCCTGCCCCTCCTGTGCAGGGCGTCGAACGCCGGATGGCACATGCGGCGCCTCACCCGGGCGTGCGAGCGAATCGAGCGGAT